TCCGTCAACATAGAAGGTGTGGAATACTGGCTTGACGGCTGGGTTAAGGACGGAAAATCTGGTAAGTTCTTTTCACTGAGCGTTAAGCCAAAAGAAGCGGCCAAGGTCGAGCGGTTCAAGACTGCGGTTGCCGAAGCGTTCCCCGCCCGTGGTCGCCCCACTGGCCTGCTGGAAAAGCCCCGGTTCACAGGAGAACCGCATGACGACGAAATACCTTTCTAGGAAGCCCGCCAGCGGCCGATTGATGGTTCCCGCTAGGGTGGGACCAGAAAGACCCTAAACGGCCGCTAGCGGTGGTTCCGCGTGTCAGCAAACAGCTATCCAAAAGGGATGAATGCCATGATGCCCGATCAGGTGAAGGAATTTTGCAAACAGTATGGCGTGGGGTCGGACGAGGTATGGCCGGTTCCAGGCGGCAAGGCGTATGCGATCAAGCACAGCGCGCTTGAGCGGATCGCCGCCGACCTCAAGATCGAGTTTGACAAACCGCAGATCATCGAGGGCTCGTCTGCCGACAAAACCGTGACGCTACTCGTCACCGGCTCGATGCCAGACGGTCGCGCCGAATGGACCTTTGGCGAGGCCAGCCCGGCGAACAATAAAAACGCCTACGTTTGGGCGATGGCCGAGAAGCGGGCCAAGGACAGGATCATCCTTAAGCTGTTGAAATCGCACGGCGCGATCTATTCCGAAGACGAACTGTCGGAAGCGCCTATGCGGGGGAAGGCAACGCCCGAAGCCGCACCCCGTCAGTCATCGAATGCCATCAAAAAGAACAGTCCCGAACTGTGGCCTAAGCTGGAAACGGACGTGCGGTCCGCGCCGGATATTGAAGCCCTGACGGTTCTTTGGGAAGACACCGAAGAACTGGCCGCGACGTGGCCCCGCACTTGGCAGGATGCCCGGTGGGAACTGTTTGAAGTGCGGACGGGTGAATTGCAGGCGAGGGCCGCGTGACCGGCCGCGCTGTGCTTATCCTGGCCGGCGAGCCGCAACGCACCCGTGCCGCGACATGGGTGCACAAAGCACCACAAGGGACGCGCGTCGAATTTCGCGCGCCCCGCCGCACAGCAGACCAAAACGCCAAACTTTGGGCCATGCTGACGGACATTGCCCGGCAGAAAGAGCATTGCGGGCGAAAGTACACAACCGATCAATGGAAATGCCTGTTCATGCACGCGCTTGGCAAAGAAATGCAGTTTATCCCGTCTTTAGATGGCAGCACGTTTCTGCCCTACGGCAATTCATCGTCGGACCTGTCCAAAGCCGAGATGGTGGAGCTAATCGAGTTTATCGCGGCGTGGGGCGCACAAAACGGCGTGGTGTTTGGCGATGAGTGAACCTTATCGCTTGCTTGATCTGTTCTCCGGCATTGGCGGGTTCTCGCTTGGTCTTGAGCGGTCAGGCGGGTTCAAAACCGTTGCGTTCTGCGAAATTGAGAAGTTTCCGCGCCAGGTGCTGGCGAAACATTGGCCGGGAGTGCCGATCTATGAAGACGTTCGCACACTCACAGCAGACCGACTTGCCGCAGATGGAATTGGAGTTGACGCAATCTGCGGAGGGTTCCCGTGTCAAGACATCAGTTTGGCAGGAAAGGGCGCAGGCATTGAAGGCGAGCGCAGCGGCCTATGGTCAGAGTACGCCAGACTTATTGGCGAACTACGACCCCGCTACGTCCTCGTGGAAAACGTCGCAGCATTGCTTGGTCGAGGGCTTGACCGTGTTCTCGGGGACTTGGCCGCGCTCGGGTATGATGCGGAATGGCATTGCATACCAGCTTCCGCCGTTGGTGCGCCTCACAGCCGAGACAGGCTTTGGATTGTTGGCCACCCCGACAACGAAAGCGAACCAACTAGCGCCAAGCATGATGAAGCATCCGGGTTGTCGCGCTTGGTGGCCGACGCCCAACGCATCGCCGCTGACGAACAGCTTAACCCTACAATGCAGCGGGGACGGTCGTCAGAAACCGAACAAATTAGGTTGGGCTGTCGCAATGTGGCCGACACCTTCAGCGACGGGCTACAAGGGCGCGGTGTCTTTGGACCGCGCCAACAAAAGGGATTTGGAGAGTTCGCGCGGCAAGAGGTTGCCGGAAGCTTTGGCAGTAACGGATCAATTGGACGTGCGTGGGCAATTGAACCCGATGTGGGTCGAGTGGCTCATGGGGTTCCCGACAGAATGGACCGCCTTAAAGCCCTAGGAAACGCTGTTGTTCCTCAAATCCCTGAATTGATCGGCCGCGCGATCATGGCAGCGGAGGCCCGTCAATGACTGACGTTCCCACAACGCCACGTCGCAAGCTGTCACCACGGGACCGTTTAGCCGTTTGGGAAGCCCACGGCGGCTTGTGCTGCATCTGCGGCGCGCGGATCGACGGTGTACGCGAACGGTGGATTGTCGAGCATGTGCGGGCTTTGGAGCTTGGCGGCGAAGACGACCGCGCCAACATGCGGCCAGCCCATGAAGCATGTGCAATTGACAAGACGAAAACGGATCACGCGATGGCAGCAAAAGCAAAGCGCATGAAACAAAGGCATATCGGGATTAAGCGGCCATCGTCGTTTAGAGGGTGGCGAAAGTTTGACGGAACGGTGGTTAAAAGGGGCCAGCAATGAGCAACATGGAATACGGGCGCGATTTAATTGCAGCAGTTGCAGACGCTATAGCTACCGCAGATAACGACCCGTATGGTTCATATGAAGAACTCGCTGTGGCTGCGTTGGAAGGTTATCGCCTTTACAGGCTTCGTTTGGCTGAAGAATTTACGCGACAGTCCCAAAAATTAGACCTTCACCAAGAGGACGACGGCGCATGAGTTACACGCTTGACATCATGCAGGCCACGCGGCCGCGATTTAACCCATACGTCATTCGCCGAGAGGGCAAGCTTCTGCTGGCGGTTCCAGGCGACGAACAAACGCCAATCCGCACGTTCGACCTGTCGCCCGACGAACTTGCGCGGCTGGTGGTCGGCGCACATGAAGCACTGTCAGCAATGGTGCGGCAGCAGATTGACGGGGGAGGCGCATGAAAGCCCGCAAAGCCGCAAAGCTACTCCGGCAGCGTGAAGCGCCACAACGGCCGCTGGCGGGGCCTCAAAGCGCCAGCAAACAGCCATCCGCAGAACCTACCCCGGAGCGCATTCGGCAAGGCGCGGAAACCTACGTCCATCTTGGCAAGCGGGCGGCGCACAGTTTTAACCTCGTCGAGAAGCTGGAAGCCTCTCGCAAGCTCGACGAAGCGCAGCGCAAAGCCGCCGAGAGGTACGCCGAGCATTGGGCCGGCGCTGGCATGGCTGGGCATTGCCCGGCAATCGACATGGATAGGGTCGGCGGTGGCGAAGGCGCGTCGTTTATGCCGTCCACGGAATATGCGGCGATTTGCCGGGTGGAATACCGCAAAGCCGTCCAGGCGTTAGGCAAAGCGGACAGCGCCGTTGTCGAGCGGCTGATTTGCCGGGATGAAACCCTGACAGCGGTGGGCGTGTCGCTCGGTTACATGTTACCGCCGCAAGCTGTCGCGGCGGCTACGGCGGTTTTGCAGTCCGCGCTTAGGCGATTGGTGGTGCATTATGACCTTTGACCGCCCGCCACCACCCGCTTGACACTTTAATTCAAATCACCTAAACAACGTATGTTCCCATTATTGCGAGGCGCAGCATGGACACCGTAACGGTAGCCATTGACGCCGACGTGTCATGGGACGGCGAGGACGACACGCTAACCGTGGCAATCATCGCCCCGCCCGATTGGGATACCGCAGACCTAATCGACGCCATGCTGCACCTGGTTGAGTGTATGCAGGACGCCGAACTTGAAATGACGGCGGCAAATGACACGGCGCACTGAAGCCCGCACACCTAAACGGCTGCGGGCTTTTGTGTCGTATGGAGCCCCTTGGTGGGTACGCACTTGGCAGCGCAAGTAATTCCAATCTTGCCTTACCTCATCGAACGCGAAGACAAAGCCAAAGAAGCCGCATACCCCGCACTGTGGGACGCCTACCGCAGCGGCCAGATGTCCACATGCCAGCTTTACCAGCACTGGCGTGACGATCCGGTGTTTGAAGCCTACTGCGTGCAAAGGTCCATAAGGGACAAGCGCAAGGGCTGACCGTGATCCGCTTCGCGCCAAAGGCACCCGATGACGGACCGCGCAATCTACCTCCACCCAAGCGGCAGGCCGATAAAGCCTCCCCGGCGCGGGACGGAAAGCAGGCCAAGACCGACAAGGCAAGACCCGCACGTCGCAAGCCTGGGAAGGCCAAAGACTGAGCTAGCAGGTGGCATGGGGTTTCTGCTGCCAACCTTTGACGCAGACGTAAACTACGAACGGTAACGTGTAATGCCCAAGCACTTTGCCAAAGGCAATCCAGGCAGGCCCAAGGGCGCGATTAACAAGACCACGGCACTGCTAAAGGACGCGATCCTTGAGGCTGGCGCACAGGCGCATCCTGAAGGCTTGACGGGCTATCTGCGAGAACAGGCGCAAGACAACCCTGCAGCGTTTATGACGCTCTTGGGTAAGGTGCTGCCGCTCCAGATCGGCGGCGATCCTGACGGCGTGCCGATTGGCGTGCAGTGGCTCGAATAATCACGATCCCTTACGCGCCGCGTGGGGTCTTCCGACCGTTCCACAAAAGGACTGAACGCTTCGCGGCTATCGTTGCCCACCGCCGTTGCGGCAAGACCGTAGCGTGCGTCAACGACATGATCCGCCGCGCGGTCATAAGCAAGCAACCGCAGTATCGAGCGGCCTACGTTGCGCCATTCTTGAAACAGGCCAAGGACGTTGCCTGGGAATATCTGAAACGGTTTTCGCAACCGATCCTCGCGGAGCCGCCGAACGAAAGCGAACTGTGGGTTAAGGTCAAGTCAGCGTCCGGCACTCCGTCAAGGATTAGGATTTATGGCGCGGACAATGCAGATGCTTTGCGCGGCGGTTACTTGGATGACGCCACGCTGGACGAATACGCGGATATGCACCCGTCTGTATGGCCTGCGATTATTCGGCCAATGCTGGCTGATCGGCAGGGTTCAGCAACCTTCATTGGCACGCCAAAAGGACGCAATGCGTTCTGGGAGATCGTGGACCGAGCTAGACTAGACGACCGATGGTTCCAGGCCGTTCTAAGGGCCAGTGAGACGGGCATTCTGCCGGACGAAGAGTTGACCGACGCCCGGCGCGACATGACGCCCGAGCTATACGAGCAAGAGTTTGAGTGCAGCTTTGACGCTGCGATCATGGGTGCGTTCTACGGCCGGGAGATTGCAGACGCCGAGCGCGAAGGCCGCATTGGCGAGGTGACGTGGCATCCTGAGCTTCCGGTGCACAGCGCCTGGGACCTTGGCATGGGTGACTCGACGGCCATTTGGTTCTTCCAGGCTGTCGCTAATCAAATCCGCGTCGTCGGCGCATACGAGCAACATGGCCAGCCGTTAAGCCACTACGTCGGCGTGGTGAAGTCAAAGCCTTGGCTCGAAGGCAAGGCATACGTTCCACACGACGCTAGGGTGCGCGAGCTAGGCACGGGCCGCACGCGCGTTGAGGTGCTGACGGAGCTTGGCCTGCGGGTTGAGTTGGTGCCGGGCCATAAGATCATGGACGGGATCAACGCCGCGCGCCTGACGCTGCCGCGCTGTTGGTTTGCTGAAGGTGAAACACGCGAGGCTGTCGAGGCGTTGCGCCAGTACCGCACCGAGTACGACGAGAAAACACGGGCCTACAAAGACACGCCGCGCCACGATTGGACGAGCCATTACGCGGATGCGTTTCGCTACATGGCGATGGCATGGCGGGAGATGGCGGTGCCGGAAGCGGCGAGCGCCAAGCCTGTTGTTAAGGGCATCAATCAATACACGGTGGACGAAATGTGGGCCGAAGCCGCAAGGCAGCGGGGCAGCACGCGGCGGGTCTAACAGGTTAATCAATGATCTATGACGACGACGGCACGGCAGAGGGCGCGGGAGTGCCTTACGGCGGCGACCAGCCGCGCGACACGAAAGCCGTTGCACGTCGGTACAAGGCTATCATTGCGCGTTACGACAAAGCGTTCGACCGCTGGCAGACCAAAGCCAAGAAAATTATTCAGATTTACCTTGAGGAACGCAGCGACACCGACCGAGTAGCGCAGAACCGCAAGATGAGCCTGTTGTGGGCTAATGTGCAGACGTTGCAGCCGTCTGTCTATGCTCGAATGCCGCACCCGGTTGTCAGCCGCAAGTTTCGCGACGACGACAGCGTGGCGCGCGTTGCGTCCGAAATGCTGGAACGCTGCATTATCAGCAACTTGGACACGGTTGATTTTGACGACACGATGCGGTTGATCCGCGACGACTATCTGTTGGTCGGGCGCGGTCAGGCGTGGTTGCGATACGAGCCGACGATTGAGACCGCCGCCGTGCCGGGCATGGAACCCGTCGAGCAGATCACGTTTGAGAAGGTCGCGATTGATTACGTCGCCTGGGGCGATTTCGGCCACAACGTCGCGCGGACGTGGCCTGAAGTCACGACCGTGTGGCGCAAAACGTTCTTGACGAAGGACGAGGGCCTAAAGCGGTTTGGCGAGCGGTTCAACGACGTGCCGCTTGACCACAAGTACGACGACGACGAAACCCGCACGGACGAGGTTCGCGAAGACAAGGCGACCGTTTACGAAGTGTGGTGCAAGGCCAGCAAGGAAGTCCTGTGGCTTGCCAAGAACTTCGATGACGTGCTCGACATTGGACCGCCGCCGCTTGAGCTTGAGCGGTTCTTTCCGTGTCCGCGTCCCGTCTACGGCACGACGGCCAGCAAGTCGCTGGTGCCGACGCCTGATTACGTCTTCTACCAGGATCAGGTTGAGGAAATTGACGAGCTTACCATCCGCATTGGCAAGCTGACGGATGCCCTCAAGCTGGTGGGCTTTTATCCGTCCGGTGATGGTGAAACGTCGTTGGCCATTGAAAACGCCATGAAAGTTGGGACGGAAAACAAGCTAATCCCCGTGCCGTCATGGGGCCGGTTCAAGGAAGGCGGCGGCGCGAGCGGCAACATCGAGTGGGTGCCGGTCAAGATGGTCGCGATGGTGCTCAAGGCGTGCTTTGAAACCCGCGCCAAGCTGATCGAGGACATTTACCAGATTACGGGCCTGTCGGACATCGTGCGGGGCGAAAGCAACCCGAATGAGACCGCGACCGCACAGCAGATCAAATCGCAGTGGGGTTCGGTTCGTGTTCGCGACCGGCAGATGGAGCTAGCGCGGTTCATCCGCGATATGTGCCGGCTGGTGGGCGAAGTCATCGCGGAGAATTTCCAGCCGCAAACGCTGTTGGACATGGCGAACATGAAATTGCCCACGCAGGCCGAGCTAGACCAGCGGGCCATGATGGCGCAGATGCAGGCCGCACAGGCGGCGATGCCGGGTCTAGGCGGGCAGATGCCGCCGATGGGCCGCATGGGCGCTCCTGGCGCTCCGCAGGGGCCGCAGCAGGCCCCGCAGCCTGACGGGATGCCGCCGCAGCTTGCGCCGCAGATACAGCCGGCAGGGGCGATGCCGTGAACGGGATTATGCAGCCCCCGCAGATGGGGCCGACGCAAGACGCGCCATACCAGGAGGAAGACGAGCGCGAACAGGTGTCGATTGACGCGGTGGTGAACCTGCTGCGGAACGAGCGGATGCGGAATTTCCGTCTTGACGTTGAAACGGATCAGATGATCCAGCCCGACGAAGACGCGGACAAGCAGCGCGCGGTTGAGCTTGTTACGTCGGTCGGCCAGTTTCTCGGCACGTTCGGCCCGATGGTTCAGCAGATGCCGCCGTTGTCCAAGATGGCGGGCGAATTGTTGTTGTTCGCGCTGCGCCGGTTCCGCGTCGGGCGCGACATGGAGGAAACCATCGAGCAGGCGATGGATCAGGTCGGCAAGGTTCTATCCAACCCGCAACCGCCGCAGCCGGACCCGTCACAGCAGGCCAAGACCGAGCGCGAGCAACTTGCTGGCAAGGTCGAACTAGCCAAAGGCCAACAGGAAATGCAGCAAAGCCAGCAGGCGCACGCCGCCAAGTTGGAACAGACGCAGATGGAACAGCAGGCCAAGCTTGCGGAGATGGCCGCACAGCACCAGCGCGAGAAGGACGCGGCGGCAGCGCAGCACGCCCGCGAGATGGAAAAGCACATGGCTGCGATGGCCAAGCTTGAGGCCGAGGAAGCCCGCGAGATCGCCCGGCACATTCGCGAGATGGAACGCGCCGACCACGCGCACAGCCTGAAACAGCACCAGGCTCAGGAAGCGCACGAAATGACAAAGGCCGAACGCAAGGCCAAGCCGCAGAAGTCGGATAACTAGACATGCCGACAAACGACGAAGCCAAGTTGACGGCTGTCCAGGCGTTGACCAGCACAAACTTGGGCTATAACGGCGATTGGCTGTCGCTGTTCAACCTGTATGGCATTCCAGGCAGTGACTTTAACGGCCGACTGCTGGACTGGGCCAATGGGCGGTTGTCCAAGCAGTACACCAACCTGCAAGACGCATTGAACGCGGTTGCGTTGTTGGAAGGTGTCGCGTCGTGGGGGCAGTTGGGGACGTTTTCGCCGTCGTCTGCAACGCTTGACCTGAATTTTGAAACGGGCCGTTATTTCGCAAACGGCGTTGTGTATTCCAGCATTGCGGCGCTTGTTGCAGGGTTGAGCGGCACTTACACGCGCGCCACGTCTGCAACGTACTTTGACAGCGCGGGGACGCTACAGACTGCCGCTAGCGGCACGGCGCGTGTGGGGACCGTGCCCGGCTTGACGACGCGCATGGGGTATCTGGCGGAGGAAGCGCGGCAAAACGATGCTCTTTGGAACCGCGATCTAACCAACGCGGCTTGGGTCAAGACCACGGCAACGGCAGCGAAAGACCAGACCGGCATTGACGGCGTGGCGTCAAGTGCGTCAAGCCTGACCGCAACGGCCGGCAATGCAACGTGCTTGCAAACCGTCGTGTTGGCGTCGTCGGCGCGGTTTCAGTCGGCCTACGTCAAGCGGCTGGTCGGTTCTGGGACCGTCGAAATGACGACGGACAACGGCGTGACGTGGACGCCGGTCACGGTCACTTCGGCGTGGACGCGGGTTACGATCCCAACGCAGACGCTGATCAACCCGATATTCGGGTTTCGTATCGTTACCTCCGGCGACAGCATCGCGGTTGATTACGTTCAAAATGAAACGGGCGCATTCGCCACATCGCCAATCGCCACCACGACTGGCGCAGTAACCCGCAACGCGGACGTGCTCAATTTGCCCGCGACGGGGTGGTATTCGGCAACTGCTGGTACTTTTTACGCAGAGTACATTACAAACGTTGCGGGGGCTACGGTAAATGTTGCAACTTTATACTCGGCAGACACTCTTGAAAGAATAGATTTACAAATCAACACTGCGGCGCTTAGAAACCCAAGAACAGTAAAAGCCGGAGCGGCTGTCACATCAATGACCGTCGGCACATACACAACGTTAACGCTAGATAAATTTGCGGCAGCTTTTGCAGACGGAAACAGCGCAACAGTTGTCAACGGCGGCGCGGTGACGACAAACGCGACCACAAGCAACATGCCGACCGGGGTTGCTACGCTAAGTGTTGGGTCCAGAAACGGAACTGGACCGTTGAGCGGCCTCATTCGCCGCATTTTCTACCTTCCCACGCGCCAAGCAGACGCGGTTATTCAAGGGTGGACGGCATGACCCGCATTTTCTTCGCAGCCGCGTGCGCGGTTCTTCTGGCGGCTCCTGCCGCCGCCAAGGTCTACACGGTTCCGGCCGTCCGTATGCCGGTCGTGTTTCGTGTGGCGGTTGCGCCGGTCGCCCCGACGCTCAACGTTGTGGTGCCGACCGCGCCCGTCGCGCCGTCTCTGGCCGCAATCCTTGCCGCGCGTGGTTTCAACCTTTTGGCCATGCCGCGTCGGTAACAGTTTAAGGCAAGTAAATGGCGGATTTCACGCCTGCCACAGCCAAAACGCCAACACCGTTTGGCACGCCTGCGTCCGTACCTGCCGCAAAGACATTTGGGGCCAAAGTAGCTACAACCGCGCAAGTATTCGGCGGCATTGACCCTGTTTTAAGGGACGAATTGCTCGGCGCGTTGTTGGACGACAGCGGTTACGAACTGTTCGACCAGAACCAAAGGTAAGGCAATGCCGCGTTACGTTTATCACCCCGTCAGCATGAAGCTGGTGGATGCGGACGAGTATTACGCCGAGAAGCACGCGACCATTGCCCGGTCGCACCTGCCTACGCCGCGCATCCTAGCCGATAACATCGAAATCCGGTCCATGCACGACGGCGAAATGTACACGTCCAAGGGCAAGCTTCGCGAAGCTTATCGCGCTGCGGGCGTCGAGGAAGTCGGCAACGAGAAACTGACCCGCAAGGCAACGAAGGACTACACCCCCGAAGGGGTCAAGACCGACGTTGCACAGGCAATCGCGGCACACAGCTAACCAGCCTAGGCTTACCGGACTTCAACCGGCCAGCCGCAACCCCTAAAGACCGATGGAACAGACTAACTCAGGCGTTGATGACGCCATTGAGAACGACGATCTGCGTTCCACGCTTGCGTCTGCATTGCAGGATGCCGGCACAGACGCGCAGGACGCGCCGAGCCTTGAGCCGCCTGCGGCAACAGACGACCCGATTGCAGCGGAAGCCGCAGCAGAGCGCGCAAGGGACGACAAGGGACGATTTGCCAAGCAGGCCGAGGAAGCCGCCCAGGCAGCCTCTACGGGGCAGGAACAGGCCAAGCCCGTAGACCCTGCGGCACAGACCGAACAGCAGACGGGCCAGCCCGCCGCCGTGCGCCCGCCTCCTGGCTGGTCGCCGCTGGCAAAGTCCGAGTTTGACAAGGCCCACCCGGCTATTCGGGAAGCGGTCA